CCTCTAATAGTCTCTCTATATGTTTCCCCATAATCATCAACCTCTTCAACTTTAACACACTCTTTTCTTTCGAGAAGATCTTCGGCTTCTGCTTTTGTTTTAGTAACTATTTCATATTCCATTTCAACTTCATATGTTTTACGAACTAACCATTTTTGATAACCTATTTCTCCGTGGGGAGTATCTTTTTTATACGTCCCATTAATTATTGGTATTTCTTTTACAAATTTAATTTGTGTCATATTTGACCTCCTTTATATTTAACCAATCATACCCCATTTTAACATCTGTGTCAAGTGGAATATTAAAATTAATTCCATAATACTCTTTCAATGCAGGTATTACAGAAGCCGTACCCTGTTTAAATATTTTACCCATTACAGCTTCTTCACCAGGATAAACATCAGCCACAATAGAATCGTGAACTGTGTTAATAAGTAAACTCTTTACCTTTTGTTCTTTCATTAGTTCATATATTTTTATACATGCTAATGGTACAATGTCAGCAGTTGCAAAACCTTGTACAGGATAATTTTTTATTTGTGTACTATATGTTGAACCACCCCAAGATGTTCTCTCAGCATATGGAAAAGCATACTCTCTACCCGTAGGTAATTTAATTTTTTTACATCTTATAGCTTCGCTTTGTAGTCTGTCATGCCATTCTTTTATATCCCTATATTTTTCTAAAAATTTAGTATAATATTTTTTTTCATTTTCTGTACCAGACATACCACCATATAAAGGTTTAAAGGTATGTGCCTTTGCATCTTGCCTAGATACTCTTATAATATCCGCAGTATATTGGTGCACATCAATATTATTTTTTATATCTTCAATACCTTGTTTATCTTGTGCAAGATATACAGCAACTCTAAATTCTAATTGTGCAAAATCTATCTCTAGTATTTTACCATTTTCAAATCTAGAGTTAACAACTTTACGAATGGGAAATGTTCTACCTCTTGGCTGGTTTTGAAAATTGGGATCTCTGCTAGATAATCTACCCGTAGCTGTTACAGCTTGCATAAATTTAGGATGTAAAAAACCTTTTTTATTTGTAAAATTTTTTAACCCTTCTACAAATGTATTTAAATATGTACTAATAGCATTGTACCTTATAACTGAATCTATAAATTCTTTGAATTCACCTTCAGCCTCACTTGCTATTTTGCGTAAAGTAAGTTTATCTGTTCTAAAGCCAAATTCTGCTGCATCATAAACACTTCTAGGTCTTTGCCTAAACCCTGCAACCTTTGCCATTGGTGCATATATAAAACCAACACCATCACAATATACACACTTAGTATAATTTTTATAAGGACTACCATCTTTTTTTATTTTTTGAATTACTCCTTTACATTTACAAGATATGCATTGTTCAGCTATAGTTTTATGTACAACTTCAGTATTATCTGCTATTAAATTTCTAAATTGTAACCTAGAATATTGTGGTCTTTTTTTATTTTTTCTAGTGCTCTTGTCTATACCAATATTAAATATCCTAGCCCACTGTTTTTTATCTTTTGGTTTTATAGAATATATTAACCATGATAATTGTTCTGGACTTGATAAATTTATTTTGGTATCACCCATTTGTGCGTATACAATTTTATATATTTTTTGTGCTAAATATTCAAATTCTGCTTTATATTCTTTTTCAACTTTAGCAAGTTCTTCTAAATTTATTTTAATTCCATTTCTTTCCATATCAGATAATACAATTAAAAATTCATTCATCATCTTAGCAGTAGTTAAAAGACTCTTGTGATTTGGTGATTTAAAATCTGCCATTTGGGCATCAAATAATTTTCTAGTTATTGCTACATCTACTCTACCATATTCTTCTACAATATCCACAGGTATATTGTCAAAAGATACTCCCCTATCCATCCATTCTTTTATAGCATCATCCTTTGATCCTATATCCCTATCACGACAGCACATATCCAATGTTAAACTTTTTCTAACACCTCTGTTTAGTATATACTCTCCTAACATAGTGTCATAAACCCTACCACTATAGGTAAATCCAGATTCCAACAACCACATTAAATCAAATTTTATATTATGTCCTACAAGTAAAGTTGTTTTATCTAATGTGTTTTGTATTTTGTGATAGCAACCTTCATCAACTCTTTCACTATGATTTGTAAAATAGTATTCATCATTTATACCCACACTAACTAATATATTATTAGGATGAAATGGTGATGGATCATATCCACCTGTTCCTGTTTTTTGCCAAGATGTTTCTACATCTACTGTTGTTATCATACTTCGTACCTACTTATTTCCCTTCTAATGGTACACACAGGTTCTCCATGATAACCATTTATTTTATTTTTACTTACACATAATGTTCTTATTGTATTCTCTGTATCAATATTAGCATTTCTACCTATGCCAATAATCAAATCAGCTTCAGCAGCTTTACCTGTTTTAGAGTTTTCCATTTGGTTAAATGAAATACTATTTCTATTGTGTGCTTCAGCAGATGCCTGTGATATTGCAATAATAGCACACTCTCTTCTTTTGGCTATCTCTCTAACACTTGTGTATACTTGTCTTAACTTTTCATCTGTTCTTGCGTAAGTACCAGTTATATTTATTTTATCTAGCTGATCTATAACTATAATATCTGGTTTATGTTTCTCACAATGTGCATCTATATCTTCTATAGACCAATCAACTGTATCAAACATACTTATATTATCTTTTATTTCACCCCAAATTTCTTGTGTTGCTTCTTTATCTTGTATTATTTCATCCCTAGTCATACCAGTATAACAAGATATTGCTCTCATTTGTGTACGAATAGCAGGTTCTTCATTTATAAATGCATGAACCTTTGCACCTTGTGCAGCAAATCCGTTTGGTCCTGTACATAGACTAACCCAAAATGCAGTTTTACCTGTCTCTGGTCTAGCAAATGCTATAATTAAATTACCATCACCAATACCACCTACATTTTCTTTTAATACAGGTATATTAAACTTCCATTTAGTTGTAACATCTAGCAAATTTATAACCTCAGTAATGTCATTTGTAACTGCAGGAATTTTATCATCATCAATACCTGATTTATGCTTGTCTATCATGCTAGATATTTCACTAAAATTTGCTTCTTTACCATTAAATATTTCCGTAGCTTCAACTGCTATTCTTTGTGCCAAATCTCTATCATATAATATACGCATTATATCTTTTGCTATTTCTTTATTTGGTTCTTCAACTTCTTTTATATCAATTAGTAACTCATTAAATTTTTCTTTGGCAGCACGAGTTAAAGCAGGATTAAATACGCCAGTATGCAAAGTATATAACTCATCAATTTTTAAATCATCTTTGTATCTTGTATGTGCTTTTTGTATTGTATCATACAATGAACTTATATCTCCAGAAAATATTGTTGGAGAAATTGTGCTTTTATATTGTGTATAAAAATTTTTATTAAGCATAAGCCTAATCATTTGTTTTTCAATCATCTCCAGCCACCTTGATCTATTCTACTATCTTCTACCTGTTTAGCTAATATTTTATTATCTTCCTTAACTTCTTTAAGTTCTTTTACTAATTTTAATCTTGTCTCTTCTGCATTTTTTAAATCTGCTAGATTACCATAGAGTAATGACTTCAATCTAACTATTTCAACTGCTAAAGTATTAATTTTATTTTCATATTTAGTAACCTTTGCTATCATTAATTTATCATGTTCCTTTTTAATCTCTTCAATTTCTAATATATGTTGAATATAATTATCCATAAAACATTTCCTTTATTTCTTCTGTATTAAAATATTTTAAATCATCTTCAAGTGGTTTAACTATTACATTTTCAAAACCAGATGATCTTAAATCTTTTGCCATATCATATGCTTTTACTGTTGCATCTCTGTCTAAACATACATATAAATTTTTATATGGTTTCAAGTGTGACTTCTGTGCTTCTTTTAATTTTGTACCCATAATTGCTATACCAGTAAGTATATTAGAAACAGCACAAGCTGATGGGCAATCTTCCACAATAACTGCATCATCACATTCACCACATTTAAAAGGTACATCTTTATTACCATACATAAACCATTTTGGAAAATCATTTTTGTTCAATGCTCTACCTACTGCACCAACTATTTTATTTGAATATCTATTTTTAACTATAAACACAGCTCTACTTTGTTTTACATCATATTTAAAATCTGCTCTACCCCAAGACCAAGACTCCCAGCAATTATTGTTGGATAACCATACCATTGCTTTTTCATTTGAATATATTGATTGAAAACTATCAGGAACTTTAAACTCTTCATGTATCTGTGTATCCTCCGTGTTACCTTTAAATACTTTTTCTACGTATCGAATATCTTTTTCACCTTTCTTTTTTCCTTTTGCTTTACAGGCTGCGTGAAAACAATACCAACTTAAGTTATTTTCTGTAGTGTCTACTAATAATGTATTTGTGTTATTACAAAATGGACAATCCATTCTTATTGAAGTATCTGGTGATACAGCTAATCCCTGTACTATCTCTAACTGTTGTTTATAGTTCATTTAAAAAAAGAATTGCCCCCATTTTTTAATAATCTAATGTGCTTTTTATTATATTTATTTTTATTCTTAAAAATGTAATCTTTTCCCTTCATGCTTTTTTTTATTTTTTTATAATACTTCTCTATTTCTCCTAGAATAATTTTATTATATAAAATACTTATTTGTGGGTAATACACCCAGTCCTCATTTGGAAATCTAAATAAGTTTCTGGCTTTTGCTATATATATTTTACTATTTATAACCATACCCCAATGTTTAAGTTCAATATTCAATTTATTATTCTGCTCATCATGCTTCTTTAAAGATTTTATTTTTTGTAAAAATGAAAAATCACTAGTAGTGCTTGGAAATGAGTAATAGCCCAGTTTAGGTATTATAAAATTATTTTTGGGCATTGGCATATCTTTCTTTATTAGCATAGTATCCCTTCTAGTTGTTGTTTATAGTTCAAACCCATTCCCCCAATACTAACTGTTTTTCTTTTTCTTTTTTTTCTGGGAGTTCTTCATAAGTTAAATTATATCTATCATCAGTATAAAAATTAGTATCGTGTTCTACCTTCATTAGTTTTTCATCAAGATATGCTGCTGTCATATCCTCTACTTCTTTAATCGTTGGTTCTTTTTCGAATGGTATTATTCCTGTTGCTTCTATTCCCATGCCTGTCAGTCGGATTTTGTATTTTTTCATTTGTATTCTCTATACCATACTTTTACTTCTGTGTCAAGTTATTTTCTATAATATTTACCCTTGATAACATAGGGTTTAGTTTTATATGTTCTGTCGATCTCTACTATTCTTAAAGATAATTTTCTTTTAATTAATCTGCATATAATTCCAGAACTTACATCTGGGAATTTTTCTCTTAGTGCTTTAATTAAATTTCTTTTTTTATATTTACCAGTATCAATTAGTTTAAACATTTCATCTGCTATTTCAGATTTAGAATTAGTATTAATATTTAAACGACCATGTTTTTTTAGAAACCTATAAAACCATTCATCACTTTGATATGGCATATCCCCTGTTGGTGGATTGAAAGCAGTTAAGTCTTCATTTAAATAATAGTAAGGTACTAATTCACCATTGAATTGTGCATTATCATTATTATCTATGATACCTTTTCTTTTTAATTCAAGATATTTTGAGTCTTTCATTGGCTCCTATATAATTTCTTAGCTTTTACTTTTTGTT